TGTTAGGTAATGCTACTATATTTCCAGTCCATTTACCAGCATCTGTTAATTCAATAACATGACTTTGTTTATGTTGAGCAGGATCATCAGCAATATCAGATTCTGTATAATCAACCGTAAACAAATATTTTCCTGTATAGAACTTGCCATCTATCTTACATTTCCAAGGACTAGAGCTGGTTCTATCAAACTTAATAACTGAATGATAGTGTGAGCTACAATCCCAAGGCTGCACTAAATGCACAGGCATAGGCTCTGGCCATTCTTCTAATGGTGTGTCCGCAACGAGAGCTGCGATAGGCATCCTCGCCCACATAGCACCGCCGTTGATGTTTTGACTTTCATCAAAGTCTGACTCACAACCAGTAAATA